GAGTGGTATTCAAGAACCAATTATGGCGCAGGGTATTACAATCCCTGCTTTGTATGCGGTATCAAAAGAAAATTTAATTTTACGAACTGTAATATCAAAACTCGGACAAGAAATTTTTCGTCGTGGTTATTATTGGGAAAAAAAATTCATGAGTAAATGTGTTGAATGTGATGAAGAATTTCAACATGAAGAAGAAGTTTGCCCAACTTGTGGCGGCGAAACACGTAAACCTGATGTTGACCAAACAACATACGCAAAATGGCTTCTCAAAAATGAAAACAGTATGGAACAAACATTCATGCAAGTTATTCATGAAATTGAAAGAGATTTAGAAATTGTTGATGATGCGTTTTTAGTTTTGGTTAAAGAATACTATGTGGACCCTGAAACAAATGAAGTCTCATTCTATCGTGTAAAAGATATTGTAAGAGGCGACCCTGTATTCATGCGCATTGTCGCAGACAAACGTGGTGTTCGTGGAGGTCGTTACAAAACTTGTTTACTACATCGTGACCAAATTCACAGTCCGGGTCAAGAAGGTGATTGTGAAATCTGCGGTAGTAAAATGCATGAAGTTCATTATGTCAATATGGCGGGTAGTGGTAAAACACAATACTATGTTGAGGGTGAAGTAATGCACATTAGTAAGTATCAACCATCTAAATTGTATGGTACATCACCTGTAAATACAATGTGGCGTCAAGCCATGACATTAACAGCGATGGACAATTACATGTATACGGCATATCAAAAACGTCGCTCTCCAAAAGGTATTATTTCTGTTACAACAGACAATTTAGAATCAATGAAATCTTTTTGGAAATCTGTTGATGAAAAAATGGAGCGTGACCCTCATTACATTCCAAAAGTTGGTATTGAATCAAGTAGCGGTAGAGGTGGTGTAAATTGGGTCAAGTTTATGGACACATTAGAAGAAATGCAATATATCGCTGTCCGTGATGAAATACGAAATCGTATTGCCGCATTCTTTGGTGTATCGAGCATCTTCATGGTTGACAACGGTAAATCGGGTGGTTTGAACAATGAAGGTCTTCAAATTCTTGTTACCAATCGTGCAGTTGAATTTGGACAGAAAGTTTACACAGAATTACTCTTCCCTCGTTTATTGAAAGAAATGGGTATTACCGATTGGAAATTAACACTTTATCCAAATGAAGAAGAAGATGAAATTACTCGTTTGCGTCGTGATGAAATGGAAGTTAATCTTGCGCAACGAATGATGATGTTGGGTTACAAACCTGAATTGAAAGAACAGGGTGACCGGGATATTCGGTTTACATACACCCAACCACCACCCCAACCCCCCGCGCAACCGGGTGGCGCACCACCCCCCGGAGGTATGCCGCCCGGAGGCGCACCCCCCATGATGCCACCCGGTATGCCACCGATGGCGGGAAGACCCCCAATGGGTGGTATGATGCCGCCGGGTATGCCGCCGATGATGCCGCCGCGACCGGGTATGGGTCAACAACCAATGATGCCACCATCACAACCCGGTGGTGAAGGTATGGGAATACGCACACCAAGAACACCAGCACGACCGCAACAAAGAGGTTCACCGGGGACAGGTTCACCCGTTACATCAGTACAACAAAGAGGCTTACCACCAACACAAGGAATGCGTAACCAACAGGCGTTAATGAATGCCCGTAGGCCAAGAGGGGCCTAAAGCCTCATAAACAAGAGTATCATGCGAAAGGACAGTGTTCACAATGGATTTGAAAAAAATGGACCCGATGGCGCGAAAATTGCAACAACACACAGAGGCTTTTAACAAGGCTTTAGCAGATGGTGATGCAACTTCAGCGCAAACACATTTGTCAGAAATTAGAAAGTTTGCAGATTATCTTTCGGATGATATTCATGCGGCTGTGCAAAAAGGTAACAACTACGTTCCTGAAGAACACTTTGCAGGTAACGCCGCTGTTGTGAAGTTCCAAGACGCTTCTGTATCTCCTTCGGGTGTTGTGTCCGGTCAAACACTTCCGGGTTTCATTTCCTCCGGTCGCCACAATTCTGCTATGCGACCACACGCTGGAACATTTGGACGCCGAGTAAATCAAGGTGAGTGATTTGAGGCCATTTTATGAAGCATGGCAACTACTGAAAATGCCGCCGGTATCAGACCCCGAAATGTTGGAAGACATGAATCATATCACTTGTCCTGAATGTCTAAAACACTTTGATTTTTATGACCAAGACGACCAATATATGCTGAACAATTTCGGTAAGTGTGCCGCCTGTTATTTTGGTTTGGAAAGAGATGAAGGAACATCGGACGCAAAATACAATCAATTCCCACGTGGTTACAAAGGTGAGTAAAATGGCTGAAGAACCCTCTACAACCGAGCGTTTGATGAACGCTCTCATTACCAAAATGGAAGGTATGGACAATGACCTTCAACTTTTGAAAGCGGAAAACCAACGTCTTCGCTCTATGTTTTCAAATCCTGAAGCCATGTTGAAGAAAGCGGGATTTGTAAAAACAGCAACGCCGTTTACCGAAGATGTTCTTCCTGACCCATTCCGAAATGATGACCCAATTCTTTTGAAAAATGAGTCAGGTTATGCTATTCCACAATCGAATGAAGAATTCCACTCTATGAGTTGGGATGACATACACGAAATGGCCGAAGGAGCAAGAGCCAAGGAGATGATTCAGTGAAGCCACGATTTGAAAAACACAGTTACGAAGCAACAAAGTTGCTTGAAAAAGCAGCAGCCATAGAACGTCGAATTGAAAAAGCAGTTGAAGGTAAAGATTGCCCGGACTGTAAAGGTGGTAAATTAGACAAAGCGGGGATGTGCAAAATGGGCTGTGGTGGTAAAATGGCTAAGGCCGACATGGCTGAGAAGAATAAATATTGCATGAAAAACTTCGGTAAGAAATACTCCGAATGTTCAGAAAAGCAAAAAGCACAATGCGATGGTAAAATGGAAAAAGCACAACCGGGTTTCAAAACATCAGAACCAGTCAAAAATTCATCGCCACATTTTGTTTCTGAAACAGGTGGACAAACACAAAATCAACATTTCACAACCAACCAGCGCACTCTTGAAACTGAAGATGCACCAAAGCCAAAGAACAAGAAGGCTAAAGAAAATTTTTCGATGGAAGGGCTTGGTCGTAAACTAAATCCACATGAGGGAACTGGTGCGGAAAGAGAAGATGCTTCCGGCGAATCAAAACCTTTGAAGTTGGATTGAGTGATAACGTGAGTAAAAAACCTGTAATTGTTGTCAAGGCCAATCCTATGGCAGAGCGGCGTGAAGCCGCAGAAGGCGGTCATGCCCCACAGATTTGCGGTGCTTGTGGGGGTACAACCCGTGAGGGATGTAGGTTACATCAAGGAATGGACATAAATGCTTGTCCTGATTACAGACCGCTAAATTAAGCGGTGATTGTGTGATACTTGACCCTTCAACATTATTCCTTTACAGGAAAAACGAATTGTTGAAATCGTTGTTTGATGGTCTTGACCTATCACGTAACTCTGCTGAATATATGATGGCTTATGCCAATTTGAATGTCAAACCTACAGATGCTCTTTCAATGCTTTGTAAAAGCGCGGCGATGGATGTATTAATTCTAAAGGATGAAGAAAAAGCAGGAGTTGAGGGTGAGGGATATTCTGACGTTATGACAGAAGTTGAAGGGCCAAAAAAATTCAAAGACCCTTTTGCACCGGTTATGGTTGGCGCTAAAGGACTAAGTTCAGAACCCTCTCGTAATCCTTGGCGTGGTAAATTTCCTGTAAGTAAACATCAGGGAATTCGTCGTGCTTCTTGGCCGGGTATTGTTACATCACCTGATGACAATTACCACAATACACATCCTTGGATGCCAGCATTTCACCCGTTGTTAAGAACCGATGGACATACAGGAAGGCCAAGATTTGTTGAAGTTTTGAAAAGAATGTATCTTCCTGAATCGGAAAAAGAAAAAGCAAAATCTCATTTTATTGCTTCTGATGAAAAAAAATGGCATGACCACGCTGTAAAAACAGAAAGCCCTGTTGTTTTAGGACAACAACATGAAGATGGTCGAAAATTTTTCTTTGGCGGACCCTTGACTGTTGGTGGTGCTGTAGATTCATCAAATCATGATTTGTATGAACGAGATTTTCGACGTTGGAAATTGGATAATGGATATGGAAATAATGATGATTCTTACGACTTAAGAAAAGAACATTTTGATAGTCGTGCTGATGAATGGCAAGGTGAAGATACAACTTATGTTCCACCAGCCGAAAAAGAATTCTCATACGAAGATGTGTTTGAAGAAATGGAAGGTGGTGAAAAAGACGATGGTACATATCATGGTCATGGATTGGGTTGGGCCGATTATATGCTTGGTTTGGAATGGCTTTCGCCTGAAGAAAGAACTGCTGTCTTCGACCATTTAGAAAATCAAGGTTCTGTTTCACCTGAATCGCAACGAATTAAATTACCCGATGGTACAATTTTACCCGCTGGAAGATTTATTTTCAATGCACAAGAACGTATGTCACCTGAAATAAATTGGTGGCAAAGAGCGCAACCAACACATTCACCAAACATGGCAAAAAAAATGGAAAGCAACGAAAATGATTTTTTTGGTGGTGAAAATAGATTTATCCAATTGGGTCTAAACGAAGCCGCGCATGATGTTTTTTATCGTGATGATGTATTGGACAAAGAACAATCTATAGCAGATGTAATTCTTGAAAAATTACATGAGTTACATCCAAATTTTGGTGAAGAAGAAATTAGCAAATTAAATGTTCTACCAAGATTTGGTTACCATGTGCCAAAAAAATGGGAAAAAAGACCTAAATCCTATGAATGGGGGAATATTGAAGAAGCAACAAAAAATCACAAAACAGCCTCACACGAAACAATTAGTCCTGAAAATACAAGATTATCAGTTCAAGATTTGTTATTCTTAGCGGGTTATAACCCTGAAACAGAAGAACCTATGTTAGACCATTCTTTGTATGGTGAACTCGAAAATCCAATTATTCCAAAAGAAGATTTAGATGTTATTTTGAATTCAGCCAAAGCGTATTCGGGACAAGCACTTCAAGCAAAAGATATACGTAATTTACTTGCAAATAAACGTTCAAGATGGGGTCCAAAACCTGAACATGATGAGAATGAATTGTTTAATGTAAATGCTGACGGTACAATGACAACTACACATGCACATCATTGGTGGGAACCTTTTGCTGAAATGGGTGGTTGTGGACGCCCATTACCTACATACGTAGAATTTATTCATCATATGCTCGCAGACCCAAAAACACAAAAATCAATTTTTGGTGAAATGGATGATGATGGAAGATTCCATATTAATCGAGATTTAATTCCTATTTCGGGTTTGATTGCGCCTGAAGTAAAACCTCTTGGTTTAGAATTAGTACCTGATTTTAAAGCAGGAGAAAAAGGTAATATGAGAATTTCAAGAAAGCCGATTACTATGCCACCTGAATGGGTTCTTTCACAATATGGTGTAACACACGTACGACACAATAGTGATGGTTCACTTGCTGGTGCTGAACCTAATACAACAAAAAACAACTTTACAGACAACATGAGTTCTACGAGCGGTAAGTACATGAACGAATTGTATAGCAAAAGTAAAGGCGAACATCAGGCTGAAACAGGGAAACAAGGCTACATTTTACCCATGCCGTTCACCGAAAGTACATTTTCAACTTCAGAAATTCCATACGGTGAAGGACCATCAGATAAAATTTCGGAAAGACAAGCAATACAACCACATCATTTGGCAACTGCTTTGGGTCGTATTAGACCGTTTGAAGAGCCACAAAAAAAGAAATTTTTGAATTTTAATGCGTTGAGTAGTGGTAATCATCCTCTTTCAACCGGAGATAATTTACAAGATTTCTTAGATTTTATTGGCTATTCGGACTATAGAAGGCCAAGTTTAGACACAATAAAGCCTAAACAGTTACCTCAAACAACAGCAGAACGGGAAATGCAAAATGCTATTCGTGCAGTATCAAGACATTTGAATACAAGAAATCCACATGATATAGCACAATATTTGAATGATGGTGACTATACAGATATGTCTGCTGTTAATCAACAATTTCTTTCAACATTAATGGATGAAATTGGGCATATAAGCCCTGATATTGTTGACCAAGAAACGCCACAGCAAGCAGAGCAACGATTTTACAAAGAGAAAGAGAAGCAAATAAATGAACTAAATCGATTAATGTCTATGGGTGCTTTCGCCCCATCTTTAATTGGTGAGGATAATATTGCAAGTGAGTTAATGGAATTAGAAAATCTTCGTGATACTATGCAAGAAGGTGTAATGTCGCCTGAAGATATTGCATTGACTGATGATAGAATTAAAGAATTGAAAAGTCGATTACACACAATGCAATCTGAAGCAAGTAATATTCAACCAAAAGCAGGTTCTAAATGGTGGACGGATAGATACAAACAGCGAGATGCAAAAATTGAAGCCGATTTAAACGCCGTGACGCAAATGGCTCAAATTTTGTTACCACAAATTATGGAAGCAGTACCAAATGCATTTCCAAAAGATGATAAAATTCAATTCTTACATGATAATTCACAATTGATGCGTATGGCAACGCGGGCATTATTGACGATGGAACACAATGAACATGGTTTACGTACACATGCTTATGGTATCGACACAATGGTTCAAGAGTCAAAAGGAGATATTGCATCGGGTGAAACACATTCTGCTATAGCAAATCATTTGGCTACACATGGTTCTGTTATTGATGGAAATATGAGCGTAAATCAAGTTTTAGCGGAATTAGGTTTACCCAATACACCAAAACACAAAGAACATGTAAGACAGGTTATTGACCAATCAAACCAATACAATACACCTCTACATGTTTCTACTATGCATTCTTTACTTACTGATGGTAAATTAAATGAAATTCATGAACGCGATTTAACACCATATCATGGTGACGATTATCATGAATTGTTAGATGAAGGACAAAAATCTGATGACAAAACACAATGGAAAAATAATAATTTACACGCTATACCACGACATATGAAACAACATATGGATGGAAAACAATTTGCACAAGCGATGCAAGCACATGGATTAAATTTCATACATTCTGATTTACATGGAACAGACGGTGTAAAGAAAAACAGCAAAAAATGGCCTACAAAGAATACAAAAAATTCTTTGGACAGTTTGTATGTTTTCAATCCTGATGTTTTGTCTGATGAGGGGACAGTAGAACAAACTGAAATACCCGATGAAACAGTGAAAAGAATGGCTTGGGCCAATAGACCTATTTCAGCACCAACGCCTGAAAGTCATGCGAGTATTATGGATTTGTGGGATGCGGGCAGAATGGACACAGGTTGGTCTGAAAATGCTCTACCAAGTTTTGGTATGGAAATTGGTACAGATGGAAAACCGTATTTTGGACCTCATGCAGACCGTGGCCCGTTGTTTTCTGTACCACAAGAAATTCTAAATGATATTCATGGTCAAGATACAATGAATGAAATTATGGCTTTACCGGGTGTTTCACCACAACAACCACATCAATATCGTGAAGTTGGACAAAACCCTGCACCAGCAACTCAAGACCGATATGATATTGCAACGGGTGAAATGACTGACTATCTTGTAAGTTTGTTGAATCCTGATGTTTTACTGGCAAAAGCGAGTAAGGATGATTGGGTTCCATTAATTAGACCAATGCATCGAATTTTTACTCTTGATGATTTGAAAGAATTCAAGGGTTTTAGTGATTCTTGGGTTGTTTCAACTTGGTATGAAGGTAAACGTCTTCTTTTGGTAAAAGATGATGATGTTATCTTCCTTGATGAAAATGGTAAGAAAAGTGGTGTACCAAAGAAAATTCGTGATGCCGCTCCAAAATTGAGCGATAATGATTTTATTGTTGATGGTATTTTGAAAGATGATGAATTTTTCGTGCATGACATTATTTCATATGATGGTTCTGATACTTCAGACATGAAAACAAACGAACGTTTGAAAATTCTGCGTGGTCAATTAGAAAGTCACGATGGTATTTCTGTGCCGGGTCCATTCAATACGCGAGTAACTGATAGAGAGGGTTTGGATAGCGCTGTAAATGAATTAAAAGAAGATGGATATGTGTTGCTTCGTGACGCTCAATCTACATACATGAAAGGAGAAAAGCGTCATCCTAAATGGTTGATTCTTCGTGAAGGTAAAACACTAAACTTCATCATTCTTGACAAGCGCGGCAAGGGACCATTCACATATCAGTTGGGCGCGGGACCTATTCTTACACCTGAAGGGCTTGGTAATCGCGCTATAGAATACAAAGGCAAGCACTACATGGACGTAGGCACAGCACATCGTGTGGTTAAACCGTTTGCTGAAGGTGATATTGTTGAAGGTAATATTGCAAGTGTAACCAAAAAAACACGCGGTGGTCGTGATATTTTCAATGTTCAATTTACTTCTATTGAGAAAGAAGGTGAGGGTGAAGGTCCAGCAAGTGCGGAATCATTATCTCTTTTGACCAAGAGTTTCCCACCTGTCTTGATACCACATGATATTGATTTTGATGGTAACATAATCAAAATTTTATTGAATGATATTGATGTTGTTGAATATACAGCGAATGAATTCAATGGTGCATGGTATCTCAATGAGCCTGTTTGTGTTATGGGTGATTTGAAAAAGAGTAATTATTCTCTACAATTATCTGAAAGTCTTCGACCATTTT